GTTGCGCTACTAAAGGCAAAACCAAAGGTAAACAGGTTAGGATGGCTGGCGGCGGGATGTGCTGAGATGAAACCGAGCCGTGGAATGGGCGATATTCGCCCATCCAAAATGCCCAAAGCCAAGACGGTTGTTCGCAAAGACAATCCGAATGACGTTGAGGTATATAAAAAAGGTGGTGGTGTAAATGCTGCTGGCAATTACACTAAACCTAGTCTTCGTAAACGGATCGTGTCCCAAGTGAAGGCTGCGGCGACTCAAGGTACAGGCGCAGGGCAGTGGTCAGCCCGTAAAGCGCAGCTTGTTGCCAAGAAGTACAAAGCGGCTGGTGGAGGTTACCGTGATTGATATGTACAAACCACATCCTGAAGATTGCGCCATAAGAGAAGATGGTGGTCCTTGTACTTGTGGGTATGAAGACTGGCTAGATGAATTGGCCCGCGACGAATGGCTAGAAGAAATAGCTGCCGAACAAGCAGAAGATGAAAGATCCTCAGCAATCGCTTAAAGATTGGGGCGACCAGAAATGGCGCACCAAGAGTGGTAAGCCCTCCAGTAAAACTGGAGAGAGGTACTTGCCAGAGGCTGCAATTAAGAGTTTGAGTCCAGCCGAGTACGCTGCTACGACTAAGGCGAAGAGAGAAGGCAAGAAAGCAGGTAAGCAGTTTGTAGCGCAGCCCAAAAAGATTGCAAAGAAAACAGCAGGGTTTAGGTAATAGACATGGTAGCAAACTCCGACAATTATATGGGGATGGGGACAGGTAATTACCTACCTCAGAACTATACTGTCGGTCCCGCTCCGGTTGCTCCGATGGGCAAAGGCGGTAATCCCGCTATTCCGTACCCAAACCAGCCCCGCGCCGCAACTTATACCGCGCCTTCCCAATACACCGCCCAATATCAGCAGCAGTTTGCTCCCCAGCAGCAACAGCGGTTTTCAATGCCGCCTCCCCCACAAAGGTCATATCCGCAGCAACAACAGCAGTATAATTTGGCTGGAATCATGGGGGCTAGGAATCTGGGGCAGCAACAGCAAATGTCGCGCCCTAATTATCAGAATCCATCGTCAATTGCTCAGTTGCAAGCTATGTATGGATTAAGGGGGCCTAGTGGTGGACCCCCGCAACAGTCGCAGCAGCAGATGCAACGTCAGATGGATAATGTCCATCCCGTACAGCAACAAATAATTGATCAGGCTCCAACGCGAGAGCAGATTGAAAATTTCCAACGAGCGCAACAGCAGCAGGATCAACAGCAAATGACGGGCAGGGCTAATATGAGTCCAGAAGATGTCAATGCTGCGCGAAATGCCCTTGGGTTTGGAAACCTACCGCAAGACGGGCGGAAACAAATGCCAATTCAAGGTCCGCAACCTATGGGTGGTAAAGGTTTTAGTCCGCAAGCTGTTCAAGCCATGCAATCCCAAACAGGCTACCAACCTGCCCCTCAACAAATGGGCGGTAAAGGTAATCGTATGACTATGGATATGCCCCAGCGCCCCTCTCCTATTGGCGGCAAAGGCGCGAGCGAAGACTAATGGCATACACTACCGGTTTATCTACGTTCAATCTTGACCTCAATGATCTCATTGAGGAAGCGTACGAACGCGCCGGTATTGAGGTTCGTACTGGCTATGAGTTTCGTACGGCACGCCGGTCTTTGAATCTACTAACTATTGAGTGGGCTAATAGAGGCATAAACCTTTGGACGATCCAAGAGGGCCAGATTGTCCTGAATACGGCCCAACTTATTTACCCGCTGCCAGCAGATACGATTGATCTGCTTGACCACGTTATTCGTCAGAACACTGGATCGACCAGCAACCAGTCTGACATCAATATCAGCAGGATCTCAGAGTCCACGTACTCTACGATCCCAAACAAACTAGCTCAAGGCCGACCGATTCAGGTCTGGGTTAATCGTCAAACCGCACAGACAAACGCATTAGCCACTACTACTGTGGCTAACAGTGGTACTACACCAAGCGTATCGTCTACGGCTACTACAATCTATCTAGCCTCTACAGCTAACATGCCGTCTACAGGTTTTGTGAAGATTGATTCGGAAACGATCAGCTACACGAACATCGTCGGCAACACTCTGACCAATTGCTGGCGTGGACAGAACGGAACTACGGCAACCACTCATGCTACGGGCGCGTCCGTATACATCCAGAACCTGCCTTGCATTAATGTGTGGCCTTCGCCTGATGCTGGTGGGAATTACACTTTTGTATATTGGAGGCTTCGTCGCCTTCAAGATGCTGGCAACGGTGTGAACGTCGAAGACATTCCGTTTCGTTTGGTTCCATGTATGGTGGCAGGGATGGCGTTCTACATTGCCATGAAACGTACAGATGTATCCCCTGATCGGGTGGCTATGCTCAAGGATGAGTACGAACAGCAGTGGTTGCTTGCTTCACAGGAGGATCGTGATAAAGCAGCAGATCGTTTTGTCCCTCGTCAATTGTTCTACTGATCATGCCGTCAAAGTATGCGTCAGGTAAATATTCGATTGCCGAGTGTGACCGATGTGGACAACGGTATCAACTCAAGGAATTGAAGAAAGAGGTCATTAAGACTAAACTCTTCAATATTAAAGTCTGCCCTACGTGTTGGGACCCAGATCAACCTCAGTTATCTCTCGGTCTGTATCCAGTCAATGATCCGCAAGCAGTTCGTGAACCTAGACCTGATGTAAGTTATCGAGTATCTGGACTTTTATCAGATGGATATCCGGGCGGCGGGAGTAGAGTTATTCAGTGGGGATGGAATCCGGTAGGTGGGGCTATGGGATTTGACGCTGCTTTAACCCCAAACTACTTGGTTGCTGCCGGACAAATTGGTACAGTAACGGTTACGGTTTCATAAGGATTATCATGGAAAAGTCAGATTTAGCTCAAGACAAGGCGATGATCAAAAAAGCCTTCAAGCAGCATGACAAACAAGAGCATAAGGGCGGCAAAGGCACGACCCTGAAACTCAAGAAGGGCGGTCCAACTTCGGAAGATCGTATGCGTCTTGGGCGTAATATGTCTCGTGCCAAAAACCAAGGCAGCAAATAATGGCTAAGAATACTAGACCAGCGGCGGAGTATGCGCCCCCGCATACTATGTCAGGTAAGTCAGTTTCTATTGAAACAAACCCCGGCAAATTACCAAACCGCAGTGAACTTGATACTTACGACGTAAGCGTTGGCGGTATCAGTAAATCGGCTGGTAACGAATCTGTCAAAACAACTGGCATCAAAATGCGCGGGACCGGCTGTGCGACTAAAGGTATGATGTCTCGGGGACCAATGGCGTGAACTATGCTGCGCTTGTAATTGCGGTCTCCGACTATACGGAGAACACGTTCCCGGTTGCTGACATGAATACGTTCATTCAGCAAGCGGAGCAGCGCATTTACAATACGATCCAGTTCCCATCGTTACGTAAAAACGTGACTGGTTCAACCTCGTCAAGTAACAAGTACCTGTCCTGCCCGACTGACTTCTTGTCTGTGTATTCGATGGCAGTGTTCCCTACAGGTGGGGAGTACACGTACCTGCTGAACAAGGATGTGAACTTCATCCGCGAAGCGTACCCACAGCCAACGGACACCGGGACTCCAAAGTATTACGCTCTGTTTGGCCCACAGTCTACGAATGAAGCGGAGTTGACGTTCATTCTGGGGCCAACTCCTGATGTTTCATACAATGTGGAGCTTCACTATTTCTATTACCCGCAGTCAATTGTCACGGCTGGAACAAGCTGGCTGGGGGATAACTTTGATACGGTGCTGCTGTACGGGACGCTTGTTGAAGCCTACACTTACATGAAGGGTGAGCAAGACATGATGGCGTTGTACGACGGCAAGTATAAGGAAGCACTGGCGCTTGCCAAGCGTCTGGGCGATGGGTTGGAGCGTCAAGACGCTTATCGTTCTGGCCAATATAGGCAAGCAGTCACTTAAATCTTAGGAGCTTTTCATGGCTATCTCGCAGGCAATGTGTACTTCGTTCAAGGTTGACATCTTGAGCGGTACGCAGAATTTCAACACCGGCACGGCCAAGGTCTACAAGATCGCGTTGTACACTTCGTCGGCTACGCTGGATGCAACGACCACATCGTATTCGACGGCTAACGAAGTTACCGGTACGGGCTACACGGCTGGCGGTAACACGCTGACGATTTCTACTGTTCCAACTTTTGGCGGCACGACATCGTATCTTAGCTTTGCCGATACGACTTGGACCAGTGCGACGATCACGGCTCGCGGTGCTCTGATTTATGAAAGCACGGCCAACAAAGCTGTAGCGGTGCTAGACTTTGGTTCAGACAAATCGTCGAGTGCATCTAACTTTACGATCCAGTTCCCAGCCGCAACGTCTACGACTGCGATTATCCGGATTGCATAATGTCTATTTCCCTTAAACACGGCTTTGGCAGTGGAAAGCTGGACGGGACGGATGCGACCCTAGTCCAGCCATCCAACTGGAACTCTGAACACGTTCTGGCTATTGGTTCCTCAAAGCTGTTTGGGAGAACCTCAACAGTTGGCTCGACGACGCCCTCGTCTTTGTCTGGGATTTCTCAGGCCAATCCGGGGGTATTTACGACGACTGGGGCGCATGGGTTGACGGTTGGGCAGTTGGTAGTGATTACCAGCGTTTTGGGGATGACTCAAGTTAATAACAATGTGTATGTTGTTAACACAGTTCCCCTGACAACGACGTTCACTGTGTCGGCTGAAGGCTCAGGCGGGTTGACTCCGGTTAACACCACTTCTTTCACGGCATATACTTCCGGCGGAACGGTGACTGGGTCGGCGGCGGGCGTAGCAGAAGAAATTGCTATCGCAGGGACTCTTAGCTTGACTAGTCAAACGCTGACCGGCACAGGCGCAACAACTGGCAAGGCAATTGCTGTTGCCATCGTATTTAGTTAAAGGATTAAATCGTGGCATTACCGAACATTGTTGCTGTAACCTCTATTTATGGAGGCACAGCCCAAATACCCGTAGCTTCTTTTACTGCAAGTACATACTCGGCGGCGTGGGTATATCAAAGCGGTTCTGGGGGTTCTTCAACGATTTCCCTGCCCGGTCTAACTCCGGCAAGCGGCTCAGTCCAAAAGATTGAAAACATTGTTATTTCCAATACGCAAACTTCAGCAGTAACGGTTAGCGTTGCAATCTGCCCTGCTGCGACGTTTAGTTCTGGTTCAGCCGGACTAACTTACTTGGCATATAACGTCAGCGTACCGCCAAATGCTTCATTGATTGTGACTGACAAATCCACATCGTTTTACCTTGGAGAGTACCAATCAGTTGGTGTTGTTTCTTCGGTATCCAGTGGAATCACGGCTACCGCATCATTTGAAACCATCACCTAATCATGTCCATTCGCTACACGGGTGGGATTCTCTCCGATACCGTTGACGGGCTGAGTACGCCCGTAACTACCGTTGAGTATTTGGTAGTTGCTGGTGGGGGTGGTGGCGGTGCTGTTGCTGGCTATAACGGTGGTGGAGGAGGTGCTGGCGGGTTGCTAAGTGCTACTGGATACACTGTAACTGCTGGCTCTGCCATTACCATAACTGTTGGCGCAGGGGGGGCAGGAGGTAGCGGCGGTAATGGTACGCAAGGTTCAAACTCTGTACTAAGTTCTTCCTCCGCAGTAATTACTGCTATTGGCGGGGGTTATGGTGCTGGCGGATCAGTAGCAGGCGGTCCCGGCGGTTCCGGTGGGGGCGGTGGGGTTAATTCTGCTGGGGCGGGGGGTGCGGGTACCGCTGGACAAGGAAATAATGGCGGCGCGGGTATAGATGGTGTCTACTATCCAGCCGGTGGCGGTGGTGGTGCTGGTTCTGTAGGGGACATTTCTAATAATAATGGTCCCGGAACTGTTGGCGGTGCTGGAGTAGCATCTTCCATTACAGGCACACAGACTTTTTATGCTGGCGGCGGCGGAGGCGGCAAAACTAATGTTCCACAACTTTCAAGCCCTTCATGGGGCGGCGGGGCTGGCGGCACAGCAGCAACTCCATATAACGGACGAAGCGCGATTGCCAACACAGGTAGCGGCGGTGGCGGTTCAGGTCTTGGCGGTCTTGGGACTGCGTATGCGGCAGGAGCAGGCGGCAGCGGGATTGTTGTTATCCGTTACCCAGCGTATCTAGCCCCGGCACCCACGGTAGTCGGCGCAAACACATACATTTCTGGCCCATACCGTGTGTATGTATGGGTTTCATCAGGTTCAATTACTTTCTAATATGGCTATTGGAATCTTCACCCTGCGCCAACAACTTAGAGGGTTGTTGAGTAAGAACTGGACCGGCACGATTAAAACGCCTTATGTCGAGTACCTAGTTGTCGGCGGCGGTGGGGCAGGAAATGAAGGCGGGGGAGGCGGCGGCGGTGTAGTTACTGGGTTGCTTCCTGTCACTACAGGAACTACTTATACGGCTACGGTTGGCGGTGGTGGGAATGCTACTGGGCCGGTAGCCGGTGTTAATTCATCTCTTGGCTCGATAACCGCTGTTGGTGGCGCTAGTGCAGTCACGGCTGCGGGCGGCTCTGGGTGTGGAAGTGGTTGGTCTGCTAATGCCCCCTCTCAAGGTGTATTTGGGCAAGGTAACACTGGCGGCACTGGAACTGGGACAAGTAGTTCTGGAACTGCTCGGGCAGGCGGCGGAGGTGGGGGAGCCGGTACTGTTGGTTTAAACGCTGTTGCTGGCGCTACAGCCATTCCGGGTAATGGCGGCGCTGGTATTGCTTCGGCTATTTCTGGAACCGTTACTCCATACGGAGGTGGTGGCGGAGCAGGCGGAGCAGGAAACGGTGGCGACGGCGGGATTGGTGGCGGAGGTGTTGGCAGTACAGGTTCTCACGGCACAGCGACTGTTGGAGCAGCAAACACCGGGGGTGGAGGCGGTGGGGGTTATTACGCAGGGGCGGTTAACGGCGGCTCCGGTATTGTCATCGTCAGTTACCCAGACATTTATGCACCACTGACCACGGGCGGGGCAACCTCACCAACGGTAAGCACCAGCGGGTCTGGGAGTATTAGCTTTGCAGGGTCACAAGCGTTTTCGTATTCCGCTGCTACGCCACTTGCATTAGGAACGTCTAACTTTACGTTTGAAACTTGGTTCTATAAAACCAACAGCTCAAACGTATCAGTGCTTACTCAAACAACAGGCGGTCTTGGGATTGAAGTTGTACCTTCAAACGGCACTATTGATATTTCATTTGCCGGTTCCTCTTACATTGTAAGGGCTACGCAAGCCGTTACGTTAAGCACTTGGAACCATTTAGCAGTAACTAGGAACGGCAACGCATTTACTGTTTATTACAACGGCAATCAAATCGGAACAGCTACTAACGCCGGTTCATTTACAAACAATACAACTCAAATTGGTGGCTCCGGGGGCGCTGATTCTTGGGTTGGATACATGTCCAACATGCGACTTGTAAAAGGGGTTGTTGTCTACACTGGAGCATTTGCGTCTTATGTACCGACCGCTCCGCTAACGGCAACGCAGTCGGCTGGGCCATCTGGTTCTAATATTGCTGCCATTACAGGCACTGCAACATCCTTGTTGTTGAACTCGGTATCCGGCTCTTATCTGGCTGATAGTTCTACAAACTCTTACACAGCGTCTTCGGTCACCGGCCCTCCCACATGGAACCAATCCTCTCCCTTTGCCACGGGGCTTGGGTATAAGAACCGCGTCTACACATGGGCACCCACGGTATCGGCGGGTGGTACAGCTACGGGGACGTTCACGGTATGAGTATTACGCTGCTTGGCGGGTTCAACTCCCCAACATACAACCCGTTTGCTGGACCTACCTCAACGATTGAGTACCTTATCGTCGCTGGCGGGGGTGGGGGTGGGGCTGCTCAATTTAATGTGTGCGGTGGTGGTGGCGGTGGAGGGTTATTGACCGCTTCAGGTTTAAATGTTTCTACTGGAACGTCTTATACGATTACCGTTGGTGGCGGAGGGGCGGGCGGAACTTCTGCGGTTGGTGTCAACGGGGGGAATTCAAGCATTGCCGCTGGGACAACTATTACTGCTACAGGCGGAGGTGGTGGCGGTTTTGGAGGCGCTGGAAGTGCCGGAGGTTCTGGAGGTGGTTGCGGCAACGCAAATAGCGCCGGTGGTACTGGAGTAGCTGGACAAGGGTATGCAGGAGGAACAAACGGTGCGGGTGCATGTGCTGGCGGTGGTGGGGGTTCTGGAAGTGTTGGATTAAATGCCAACGGCAGCAATGGTGGTGGCGGAGGTGGAACTGGAACTTGCTCTACCATTACTGGACAGCGCGTTTTTTATGCTGGCGGCGGTGGTGGAGGAAACGATAGCAACGGCTCTCGGGTTGATAATATTGGTGTTGCTGGTGGAGGCAATGGAGGTCAGTATTCTTCATCTCCGACTAACGTAAACATGACTTCCGGTACAGCAAATACCGGAGGCGGCGGTGGAGGGGCGGCATCATCCAATGCAAGCCCAACGGGTGGTGCAGGTGGTTCCGGCATCGTCATCATTCGTTACCCAGCAAACTTTGACCCCCCGGCATCAGTAGTGGGCACTCTTCAAGGTGTTCAGGGCAGCATTGCCAACGGTTATCGTGTGTATATCTGGACAAGTTCCGGAACCATTACTTTCTAAGGAGTTTTAGGTGGCTCATTTCGCCCATATAACGAATGGCATTGTTGACAATGTTATTGTCATTGAAGAAGATGTTCTTGCGCTTGGCCATTGGGGTGACCCTGCTGAATGGAAAAAAACCAGCTATAACACCCAAGGCGGTAAGCATCTATTAGGTGGCACTCCATTGAGGGGCAATTACGCTGGAGTCGGCTTTTCTTATGACGCACAGCGTGACGCCTTTATCCCTCCGTCCCCATTCCCCTCATGGGTGCTGGATGAAGAAACCTGTCTCTGGAATGCACCAACACCAATGCCGGTGGTAGAGGGTAAAATGTTTGTATGGGACGAACCCACAACGTCATGGGTTGAGTTTGTACCGCCCGTTGTTGAAGCTCCCGTAACTCCAGCAGAGTAATCACAATGTCCGCTTTCTCCGGCATCTGGACGCTCTCACAGGTCGCCCTTGCAGTTAAGCAAGGGACATGGACTAATGTGCCTCCAACGACTGTGG